CGGCCCCCACGCCGGAAGCGGCGGCTTGGGAGCTGTTGCTGGAGGCCGCGGACACCCTGCGCCGTCTCCCTGACCGGGAACGCGCATGGCTGATGTCGGCGGAGCGGTGCGCATGGCCCCCCATGCTCCGCGACCAAGCCGAGCGCTGGGCAGAGGCGGTCACCGCTGGTGGCTGGCAGGATTTCCAGGACGTGCCGCTCGGGCCTCCGGAGAAATCGGCTATTGACCGGATGGACGTGGTCCTGGCGGCGTTGACGGGCCTGGACCGTCCTTTGGACGGACGCCGGGCCTTCCTGCTGGCCGCGCGGGTTCCCGCTCGGGTGATTGCGGGAAAGACCGCGTGTTCCCGGCTGACGGTCTACCGCGCCCGGGATCGGACCACGGCCTTTCTGGCGCGGGGTTTGGCGGCGCCCAAAAATCGGGGTTTACACCTGAAACAAAAAACGGCATCATTTTCCCCATGATAACCGCAACCCGCCCGGAGCAATCCAAGGCGGGTTTTTTCGTGAGAAATCAAAGCCCCTGTAGTAGTCGGGAGGTAGCAAAATGGCCAATATCCGCGGGTCTCAGCCCGGGGAGCGCCGGGGGGGCCGCAAGAAGGGCACGCCCAACAAGACCACGAAGGCCCTGAAGGACGCCATCCTGCTGGCCGCCGAAGAGGCCGGGTTCGACGGCCAGGGCCAGGATGGACTCGTGGGCTACTGCAAGGCCCTGGCGGTCAATGAGCCCAAGGCCTTCTGCGCCCTGCTGGGCCGCGTTCTGCCGCTCCAGGTGACCGGCGAGGACGGCGGCGCGCTGCGCATCGAGACCGTCATCATCGATAGCGCCGAGCAGATGGGCGATGGGGCGTGAGGTCGCCCGCTTCCATGTCCCGCGGGTCTTCCAGCCCCTAGAGGCGCCGTCCCGCTACAAGGGCGCCAGAGGGGGCCGTGGGTCGGGGAAGTCTCAAGACGCGGCTGGGCGCCTCGTCCGGCGGTGCCTGGAGCGCCCCGGGCTTCGCGCGGTCTGCATCCGCGAGGTCCAGAAAAGCCTCAAGGAATCCGCCAAGAAGCTGATCGAGGACAAAATCCAGGCCTCCGGCCAGGGGGCCCGGTTCCAGGTGCGGGCCTCGGAGATCGTCACCCCGGGCGGCGGGCTGATCATTTTCCAAGGCATGCAGGACCACACCGCCGAGAGCATCAAAAGCTTGGAGGGGTTCGATATCGCCTGGGTCGAGGAGGCCCAGACGCTCAGCGAGAAGTCCCTGGAACTTCTACGCCCGACGATCCGCAAACCGGGCTCCGAGATTTGGTTTACATGGAACCCGCGCGATGCCAGCGACGCGGTCGATAGGTTCCTGTGCGGCGACAGGCCGCCGGAAGGCGCGGTCATCGTCACGGCCAACTGGTCGGACAACCCGCTGTTTCCGGCGGAGCTGGAGGCGGAGCGCCAGCACGACCTACGGACCAAGCCCGACCGCTACGGCCACATCTGGGAGGGCGACTATGAGCCGGTCGCCGTGGGCGCCATTTGGACGCGCCAGATGATCAACGCATCGCGCCGCGCGGAGGCGCCCACGCTGAGCCGGATCGTCGTGGCTGTCGACCCAGCGACATCGGCCGAGCCGGGCAGTGACGAACACGGCATCGTGGTCTGCGCCGTGGGAGAGGACGGGCGCGGGTATCTGATCGACGACGTGTCGCTCAAGGGGGCGCCGCGCCAATGGGCGAACCGGGCGATCGCGGCATATGACCGCTACGCGGCGGACGCCATTATCGTGGAGAGAAACCAGGGCGGCGACATGGTGCGCCATACCCTGGAGGCGGCACGGCCTTTTGGGTTGCGCATCACCGAAGTCGTGGCGACGCGCGGCAAACACGTCCGCGCGGAACCGATCAGCGCCCTCTATGACCTGGGGCGCATATCGCACGTGGGCTCGTTCCCGGAGCTGGAGGCGCAGATGTGCAAGATGACCGCCGCCGGGTACGTGGGCACCGGGAGCCCGGACCGCTGCGACGCCATGGTCTGGGGGTTTACCGACCTGTTTCCGACGGTGAAGCGCGGCGAGCCCGTGCGGCACTCGGCGCCCGTGGCCAGGATCGAAGGGGGGTGGATGGGATGAGCGAAAACGAAGGCGTTCTGCACGAGGCGAAGGCGCGGTTCGAGCAGAGCCGGGAATCCGCGGGCTTCAACCACGCCGCCGCCGAAGAGTGCATCCGTTTCGCGCGCCTGGCGGACCAATGGCCGGACCACATCCGGCGTCAGCGCGAGGCGGAGGGGCGCCCCTGTCTGACCATCAACAGGCTGCCCGCGTTCATCCGTCAGGTCGTCAACGATGCCCGCCAGAACAAGCCGGGCATCCGGGTCACGGCTGCGGAAAGCGGCGACCGGGCCACGGCGGACGTGATCCAGGGCATCGTCCGGCACATCGAGCGGGCGTCCGGCGCCGACGTGGCCTACGACACCGCCATCGACCACGCCGTCACTGGCGGGTTTGGGTTTTTCCGCGTGTCCATCGACTACGCCCATGCGGACAGCTTCGACATGGAGGCGCGCATCGAGCGCGTGCCCAACCCGCTCATGGTCCACTGGGACACGACGAGCACGATGTTCGACGCGAGCGACTGGGATTTCGCGTTCATTTCGGAGTACCTGACCGAGGACCAGTTCGAGGCACGCTATCCCGACGCCGAGCCCGTGTCCTTCGAGGGGGCCGATGCAGACCGCGTGGACACCCGGACCGATGGCGATGATGTCCGTGTCGTGGAGTACTGGAGCCGGGAGCGCAAGGCGCGCCAACTGCTCCAGATCCGTCTATTCGACGGGTCCGTTCGGACGATCCGCCAGGAAGACCTGGAGCGTGCCATTCAGGAGGGCGCGGTTCTCCCCGGGGCCTTCGAGGTGCTGAAGGCGCGGGAGGCCGAATACCACGTGGTGACGCGGCGGGTCCTGTCTGGCGCCGCCGTGCTGGAGGAGGACGAGTGGCCTGGGTCGATGATCCCGATATGCCCGGTCTGGGGGGACGAGGTGATCCTCGACGGGCGGCGCCATTTCCGGTCGATGGTGTCCGACGCCATGGACCCTCAGCGGATGTTCAATTTTTGGCGCACGTCGACCACCGAGGTGGTCGCCCTCGCCCCGAAGGCCCCGTGGGTCGGCCCGAAGGGCTTTGTCCCCCGGGGGCATGAGGAGAAATGGGCGTCCGCCAACGCCCGATCCTACGCCTACCTGGAATATGAGCCGGTCCCCGGCCTCCCGGCGCCCCAGCGTCAAGCGTTCGCCGGAGTACCGGCGGGCGCGATGCAGGAGGCCCTGAGCGCCGCCGATGACATGAAGGCGATCACCGGCATTTACGACGCCGCCCTGGGCGCGCGGTCCAATGAAACATCGGGCCGGGCGATCCTGGCCCGCCAACGGGAAGCCGACACCGCCAATTTCCACTTCATCGACAATCTGAGCCGGGCCATTCGCTACTGCGGTCGGGTGCTCGTGGAGATCATCCCCCACCTGTACTCGGGGCGCGAGGCGGCCCGCATCCTCGGAGAGGACGGCAAGGAGGCTGTCGTGCGCCTGGCCCAATCCGGCCAGGGAACGACGCTCAACGACGACGGCGAGCCGGTGATCTACGACCTGTCCGTCGGCCACTATGACGTGGACATCGACAGCGGGCCGTCCTACGCCACCCAGCGGGAAGAGGCCCGCGAGGTGATCGTGGAGCTGATCCGCTCGCTCCCCGGCGCGGCCCCGTACATGGCGGACATTCTATTCCGCAACATGGATTTCCAGGGCGCGGACGAGCTGGCCGAGCGCGCCAAGTTGTTGATGCAAATGCAGATGACGCCCCCCGGGCAGGCTCCGCGGGGCCCGCCGCCCGGGGGTCAACCCATGCCGCCTGGCGCGATGCCGCCCGGGGCCTAAGCGCGCGAGCGCACCGCGCCGTGAGGCGCCGTTTTCCCCTTGATGGAGACCACCCATGTACAAAGAGACCGTAGGCGCCGACGAGATCGACGCAGCGGCCCCCGCCGCCATGCCCGACGCCAATCCGGGGCCCGAATGGGAGACCGACGAAGCCGAGGACACCGCGGGAGACGATGCCCCCGGAGAAGGTGGCGAAGACGACGCGGAGCCCGAAGAGATCGAGATTGATCTCGGGGGCACCAAGCACCGGTTCGCCAAGGTGGGCCTGCCCGACGACCTGGCCGCCAAGGTCCAGGATTTCGGGAAGAGCCTGTACAGCGACTATATCGCCAAGACCCAGGGCATCGCCGAGCAACGCCAAGCCATCCAGGCCCAAAAGGAAGACCTGGACAAGCTGGGCATGCTCAATAACGAGGTCATGGGGAAATACGCGCACGGTCAGGCCATGGCCGCGCGTCTCCAGCAGCTGCGAGGCCAGTACTCGGACGATATGTGGCGCTCCAATCCGGACAACGCCCGCCGCTTGAGCGATGCCATCGCCGCCGCCGAGCGCGATTTCCTGGCCGCCGTCCAGGACGTGGGCCAGGCCGAACGGGCCCTTATCGATCAGCAGGAACAGTCCAGGACCGCCGCCGCCGAACGGGGCCGGGCCTATGTGGAGCGGAAGATCCCGGACTTCGCCAAGATCGAAAACGACTTGGTCGATTATGTGCAGCGCGAATACGGCATCTCGGAGCGGGACGCCAAGAACTGGGCGATCTCCCCCGAGGTCACGACCATGGCCGTGAAGGCCATGCGATACGACCAGCTACAGGCCAAGGCCAAGGCCGCGGGGAAACCGGCGGCCAAGGCGGCCACGCCGGTGACGCCCGTGAAGGGCACCGGCGGCGGATCGGCGCCCAAGCCCGGCACCCCGGCGGCGGACGCATTGTCGATCGATGCCTGGATGCGGCAACGCAACGCCGCGTCCCGATAACCCCATGGCAGCGCCGTGAGGCGCCGCCCCTCCCGGAGATGGACCCCATGCCGAATACCCTCCTGACGCCCACGCAGGTGACCCGCGAGGCCCTGCGCATCCTCCACCAGCAGCTCGTCTTCGTCGGCAATGTGAACCGGCAGTATGACGGCTCCTTCGCCAAGTCCGGCGCCAAGATCGGGGACACCCTGACCATCCGCCTGCCGAACCAGTACGTGGTGCGGTCCGGCGCGACGCTGTCGACCCAGGACACCGCCGAACAGAGCACGACCCTCCAGGTCGCGACGCAGAAGGGCGTCGACCTGAATTTCACCAGCGTCGACCTGACGCTGTCGCTGGACGATTTCTCCAAGCGCATCCTGAAGCCCGCCATGTCCGCGCTGGCCGCGACCATCGA